CTGTTGACCACCTACACCGTTGGAGCCCCAGCCAACTGGCGCATAACCATCGAACCCTTCTTCCGAATTGTTCTCGGTCGTGCTGTCGTCCGTCGCGGTGATCCACCACAACAGAGACACAGGCGGAAATGGCGATTGTGTTGGACTAGATGGTCCAGGTCCGAACATCAGGTCTTCCATACCGGTGTAGAACGAAGTCATCAAATCTCGCTCGAGAGATTCGAGATAATCGTAAATCTGCCGACCACCGGTTTGGAAAATCTCCTCATCAATGTCGTAGTGGTAGTTGTTGGTCGTTAGACCCCACTTGAGCGAACCTTCGCTGAGGACGTTCACGCGGCTCGACGAATCCCGGTGGTACAAGCCAACAACCTGGAAGTTATCGTTGGTGTTCACTTTGACTTTCCATTTGCACTGCGAGGTGCTCATGGTGTCTTTCTTCAGGTTCCCGCTGAAGAGGCGTGAAGCGTACTTGTACTCTTGCAGCGGCAGAGAAATATCCTGCGCCGCCAGCATGTCTTCACCAGCAAATTTCTGGTGGATCGAATTTACAAAATCATCAATCTGTTCAATACCTAGTGCCATGTTGCACCTTTCCTTATTTGTTAGGAACTAGCAAGTTCCCTATAGAGCCGATCCGCTTCGTCTCGCGGATTGTCTCGTGGCGGAGTTGGCTTCGTCGGGCTTCCGCCCTGACGCAGCTGATTCTGCTTGGAAATCTTGCTGGTCTGTTGTTTAAGTCGTTTCTTTCCGAGTTCCTCGCCGAACGCCATGTTGGCGACGCGGTTTATCAACTGCTGGGACATTTCAGCTGGGCGCCCCAGTCTTTCCAGTCCGATCATTTGCGCCTTGACGGCTACATTCAAGTCTCTACGTCGCTCCAGTTCCTTATCAGACTCTTTCCCGGTCACGCCGAATAAATCCGCATGTCCGAGTGAATCCACGAAACTGTCGAAACGCTGCTCCTCGACGCTGGCACTCTGCTCGGCAAAGTGTGACTCCAGAACCTCCAAGCGAGACTCGTAATGGTCGCGTAAGCGATTAAACTCACCAATGATCTCTTCGTCATACAGGTCTGGGCTTAGCGACACCTGATACCGTCCATCCCTTTGAGTTTCCTCCTTCGGGGTGTCGGCTATCGGTGCTTCCTTTTTGACAAACTTACCCTTCTCGTCTCGAGTTGGGGTGGCTTCGCTTTCTGCCATTGCCTTGCGGCCGGCTTCAAGTGCTGTCTTGTCAAATAGGCGCAATGCCCGATCTAACTCCTCGCGACTGGCAAAATCGGTGAGTTCCGATTCATCAATGCCATACGCGGCTGCCTCGGCTTTTACGTCATCAGTCATCCACTCAGGAATGTCTGCTACGTCGCCGGTTTCCTCGCCCTCCAGGGCGGTGTTGCTGCCGGACTTGTTCTCGGCAGGTGTTTCTTTTGTTTTGGCTGCTGGCTGTTGGGTTTCAGCTTGTTCGTTAGTGATCTGCGCATCAGACTTACTCTCAGGCTCACCCTTGCGCTCCTGGACTATCTCCTGCACTACGCTCTCGGCATATTGCTTGATTTCGTCCGCGCTAGTGTCTGGTGTTGCTGCTGTTAGGTCTGCTAGTGCCATAGTAAATCTCCTGTGAATTGTTCGTGTTTTGGGTGGTTAGCTGTCGGAATACCCAGCCTCATTGTCGATTAAGCCTCTTCGGAAGAGGAATTCTTTTCGCGCCCTACGGCTGGTGAATCGCACTTGTCCGTTGTCGTGAACAGCTGCACCTTGAATGTTGTGCTGGCGAATCATTTGCCTAGCGTCACCAACCTGAGACTTCATTACTCCGCAACCTTCGGAAATCAACGGATCGTGTTCGCTGTACGTGTCCGTCGACATTGGTGGTGCTTCTAACCAATCGGGCTTCGTTGGAAGCAACGCGTCCAATTCTTCTTTGGTTACTTGCTTGCCGTTGTACTTGCGAACGATTCCACTCACGTAAGTACGCCCCCTGGATAAATGCTTGCTTCCGTACACACTTCCACGTCTGGCATCTGCTCGGCTACCTTGATGGCTGCACTCAGCGTTTCGGCTTCGACCTCGCGCCACTCTCTGGTTCTTGCAGCGTCAGCCAATCGCACATTCACATACAACCTGTTTGGCTTACGATCTCGCGAGCCATTCGGCTTTATACTCTCGAGGACTTCACCGCACACGGCGATCATCAGCTTGCCATTAGGTGACTCTGGATCGAACGCCTTAGTGTCCTTCCTTGTTTCATACCCGAAACTTGGAGCCAATCGCTCATAGGTTTCATGAAAGAACACTGCCAAACTTTCGGCTGATGATGTCATGCTGGCGCCCTTTGCAACATCGCGGATTGCTGTGAATTAACTTGTGGTTTTCCACCCATGAGAGTCTGTATGAGCGCGGAGTTGCGCGCATCGGCTGTTCCGCCATCGCTGACGTTCTTGCGGATGTTGGTGCGAGTGGTATTTGCTGGCGATCTGACCGTGTTCTGGTCGCCACCAAGCATCTCGGCAGGTGCCTCAAACGTAATCAACTGCTCTATCTCAGGCTTATTCATTAGCCGTGCCATTTCACGTACTAAAACCTGGACATTGAGGCTTGCGCCTGATGCCTGGAACATGGGCCAGAGAGGTGCGATCTCGCGCAGTACCTGGAAGTATTCCTGAAGGTGCTGCTGTGGAGTCTTGAAGACCATCGAATATGGTTCAACCTTAAACTCGTAATCTTCGAAGTTGCCCAAGCGGTAGTCTGGCGTCCAGTCTGAGTTGACATTGATCCCACTATTGCCCACTGGCATCGAAGTACGCAGTTCAAGTGTCTGGTCCTCCCACATCAAGCGCCCAAGATCCAGAATGCAATCTCCAGCAAACATGACGACAGCCATTCGCATATCAGCCACGTTCTTCGATAGCTGACCGTGAATCAATTCTTCCTGACCAACAGTGCTGGCTTGTGCTCCGAGCCCGCCCATCGCTTGCAGGTTACCAGCGAAGCGGTCGTATTCTGTTTGAATGAAGGTAGCCATTGCCATGTCTCGCTGGTCAACGCCGCCCATCTCGAACTGCTTGATCTGCTCTGGGCTTGTGCCTCTTTGCCAGCTGTTTCTCTCGGCTGTCCTCAATCGGGCAGCATCATCAGCCATATTCGGCGGATAAACGTTTACGACTCGATGAGCGTCGGAATCCTCCTCCATCCTGCGGTGCAGCCTATTCTGCAGATCGTGCATACCCTTCAGGTTGATTGCTGGGGATGTTGGTATGACGTTATCTGGTGTATCACCCAGCGAAAGAAACTTGTAAGGTCCAGCCTGAGATCCAATCCACTCACGTTCAATCAGAGGCTCTAAGTCTGACTGATCGCACGCCAGAGTAGCAATGGAGTTGTTTTCAGCGACCCAAATATCCATGAGCCACACCATGTCCTTCAGATCGTCGTCCTCGGCACTTCCCCAGTCCGAAGCGATTTCTCGAGCTGCACCGGTCGCGTCATGGTGAACTCGACTGGTCGGTCTGAGCTTATCCTTGGCTTTCTGCGAGTAGCCTGGCTCGTCCATAACCTTTTCGTAGTCGGCGCGGTAGCGATGACCGCAGTACCTCATCTTGGTCAGCTCTTTGGCTGGCATGTCCAGAATCAGGTCGTCTAGTGAAACCCGATTGAGCCACGGTTCGCCTGGGTCGTACCAAACATCTTCTTCTGACTCCAACATTCCATGGAATCGAGTATCAGTGTCTCGCATCATCACGACGCCACACCCAAGGCAGAAGAACGCATCAAGGACGATGGACCTGAACGTCTTGTCCAGCGTCATATCGCTAATCAGCTTATTTAGGTTTACCTCGAACCGACGAGAGAACGCGATGTTTTCTGTACGTGGAGTAGAAACCAGTACCTGCGGATTGTTCGCAGCGAGAGCCACTGTATAGATACGCGCTGTCTGATTGATGAGATTGACAAGCGTTTTATTCTCGGCGCCTGCCTCGCTGTAATAGCTTCCGCAGTAATCCTTGATTAACTCTTTGCGCACTCTGCGAAATGGCTCCATAGCCGAACGAGACGAACGAATAGCCTTCAACAGGCGTCCGCGCTTCTCATCATTAGCTAAGTCAATCATATCGCAGCCTAAAAAGAAAAAAGGGATCGGCGCGCTGGTAAGCGTCGCGACCCCCTCTAAGGACTGCGAATGTTAGAGGCATTCTGGTCGGTAGCTACTCCGACTTATGCCTTATTGTTGCCGGACGCCCTTACGCGCCGATCCCCTGCTTCTTCGGTGTTGGCTTTCCTTCGGTTAGTAGTTGCTTGGCATGAGCCATGTTGAGCAGTGCCTGAGTCTGTTGCAGCGCTTCGGCTGGCTTCAGATTCGTGCGGATTTGCTCAATCAGGATGCTAATTGCTTTGTCTAACTTCTCTTCCATCGTGTTCTCCATCAGGTTTTATCGCTGAAATGATATTGCGTTTAACGTCGAATAATGTCGCGGATTCCGTACTTAGGACTTCCGGAATGAACGCTCCGTTGTTCCTGCTGCTCTCTCCAAAGAAAGCTTCCATACTCGGCAGTTTGACCTGTTTCTTCACTGCTGTCAATCTTATCACCTACGTTATCGGTGTTGAATACCATCCAACAGCCTGCTGCAGATATGCAACGGTCGGCGTGATTTTTGTCGGCGGCTCCCTTATTCTTGGATGGTGCGTGAATGATTTTAGTGCCATCCCACTCGTATTCACCTGCCTCTATTATCATCTCCGCCGACCGTGGAATGAACTTTCCAGACTCCATCGCCAGTGCCATCATCTCAAACATATCCGCTTTGTCTGCATCACGACACGGCCAACCTGGCTTGCGGCTTTTCTTCTGAGAACCAAGCTGCGTCACGTTGCGATAAAAAATCGAGCCATAATACAAAACTTCCATGATTTCCTTGGCGAAACCACCAGAGACTCCAGAATCCTCCCAGCCTAGCAAAGCGTTTCGTAGCCACATGCACAGTCCGACGCATCGCCGCGCGAACGGACGTGGTTCGAGCCCCTTGATGGTGTATTCTAAGACTTGCTCACCGGTGCGGTCGTCCAAAGCAGTAATGACCGAATTCGATGAATACGCTCCCACTCCACCAGAAGCGATGTCACAGCCAGCAGTGAACGGTCCCAGAGGCGGTGAATTATCAATCCCTGGACGGAACCATAACTTAAGAGCCCCGTCCTCTCTCGGAATAAGCCCAGTGAGTTTGCATGTTTCCGAATCGAATACTGGAGTGCCAACCCAAACTGGACCTTGGCAGTGGGTTCGCTTCATCCTGTCTAGGAGGTCGGAGGCGAACACTTTGCCTACTGCTCCGCGTGGATTGCGGTCGAGTTGCGAGGCAATTAGCCGCGGTGTTGCAGTTGGGCGCAAGCATCGCGAGTCGTACCATGGACTGCGAATCATGCCTTCAAATCGGAACCCCTTTCGCTCCAATCGCGTTCTTAGATCAGGAATGCCTTTGTGGTACTCGTTGACTACTACCTGATCTTCGGGCTTTACAGCCACTGCAATTCCCTCGCGCACAATGTAGGAATGTTTGCTTTGGGCTGGATGATCCTTCCAGTCGAGGATCAGGTGAACACCATTTTTCTTGGTGTCGGGATTTTCGCAGGCTTCGTGAAAAACTCCTGCATCCACGTAGCGAGCGGATACCATGCGAATACAGTTACTAACGTCTTGAATCGATTCCTGAACCGCTTCGTCTTTTCCACCTGAAACGAAATCTCGAGCTCCAGCCTCGTCAACAGTGAACACCGTAGTACGACCACCCGCAGCTACGTCTTGCCCTGCGGAATAACCTCGCAACAGTGAACCATTGTCGTGGTTGATGAACGTGTGCTGCCCTAGGTGTCTTTCGTAATTTGGCTTCATCCAGAATGGCAATCGCTCGATCGCCCAAGCAATTTTCCAAAGCACTGTTGACGAGTCGCTTTTCGAATCGATCAGATCTTCATTTCTAGTCACGAAACCAGCAGAAAACATTGGATCTCGAAGCCAACGACGAAGATCAACCCACAAATACCCAAAGCTCGCACCTTGCGCACGAGCCTTGTCAACAATCACGTCGACCGATCGTTCTTCACGCTCGGCAGTATTGATAGCTTCGTCAATGGCAATGAACACAGATTGCTGATGTGGATACGGAACGAATGGCACAACCTTGAATCTGGCTCGGGGGTCATAGCCAAACATCGCAAACGACATCCAGAAGCAAAGATCCTCCATGCACGCCTGCCACAAAACGTCGCGGAATTTCTTATCTACGATCGCTCGCTCGCGGCAACGAATGCGCCAACGCAAGTTCTCTATCGGGTCGCGCGGCACGAGATCGAAAAATGGGCTTGTCGTTTTGGTTTCCACCGAACATCCGTCTTGCTATAATGGAACTGTCATAAAACGAAGCCCGCCCGATCTTGTTAATCGGGACGGACTTCTCAACACCACTCAGTTTTGAAGGAACCGAGCAATGTCTGATTCTGATAATACCATTCCAGCTGGATTTCGTGCAATTCCTGGGTACCCACGTTACGCGATTGATGAACATGGGACAATTCTGTCTATTTGTGGCCGTGGACCTGGAAACATCCGTCATTGGAAAGATGCATTGCGAGTCAATCCAGCAATAGACAAGGATGGTTATCGAAAAGTCTCGCTTCGTCACGATGGTCGTGGACGGCAGATATTCATACACAAACTAGTGCTCATTACGTTTATCGGACCACGCCCTGTCGGACACCAGTGCAGGCACGTTGATGGGAATCCAGAAAACAACCACATCTCTAACTTGGCATGGGGCACTTCACTCGAAAACCAACACGACAGGGTTTGTCACGGAACAGACAGTCGAGGCGAGAGGCACGGTAGAGTAAAACTCAAGGATTCCGATGTCCTAGAAATCAGGAGACGCGCTGCAAATGGAGAAAGGATATCGAACATAACCAAAGACTTCCCTTTGGATAGGCAAAGCATCTACCGAATCGTGAATCGCCAATCCTGGAAGCATATCTGACACTATCTGCCCCGTCCACGCTTCAAGGCTTCGCTTAAATCCATAACCTTTAGGCGAGCGCGTAAAGTGCTCTCCTTCAGTCCGTGCAAACTAGCCCATTCTGAAACCGTTTTACGCTCACCATTTAGCAACAGTCCGCAATTTCCGCAGGTTGTAGAATGTCCTGACCTCAGATGCCCGAGACGCACCACAGCCTTTTTGCCGCAGGAACACTTACATAGGAAGTTGCGTTTGCCATTTACCTTACCTGCTTCGCGAACGACCGTCAGATCGCCATACTTCTCGCCAGTTGCTACCTCTATTCTTTGCATTGCTTAGCCTATCTCTGTGATTCTGAAGAATATAGGAGGGTGCGCATTTATGCGCACCCTCTTTTTCACATTACCTAACGCCTTACCACCTTGGATAAACCAAAATCTGCTGAGTGCGGTAACGTCCAAATTCACCGTACCGATTATTCACGCTGTCGGGAGAATACTTGCTACCAAACCTGCCGTATGGGTTTGCAATAGAGTCTGAGCTGTATCTGTTCGAACTCAGCTCTCCGAGATACTTCCCGCCAGAGTACAGCCTAGGAGGATTTACCTCGTACCGACTACTAAAGCGTTCATAGCCTCCACGGTAGTTGTAGTCGTAGTCGTAGATGTCTTGTCCTCGACACAGCGTTGCTAACAACAACACCAATACCAGTATCGCTATACCTTTCATCTCTTCACCTCTTTCGATAGTTAGAACAACATCATCTTGCCATCAGCAAACGCTTTGATTCGCTTTCGCGCCAGTCGCTGCATGACCTTTCTGGCTTGGTCGTATGCTAAATGACACTTGGGACACAACGCAACTAAATTCTCTGGTCTGCAATCCATCTCGACGTGGTTAATGTGCGCGACTGTCAGTGTTCGTTTGTGCGTGTCGAACTTTTCGTCTGGATATCGACACTGAAGGCTACATTGCTCACACTTCCATCCAGTTTGTTCCTTGATCTCTCGCGCAATCGCGTCCCAGTCTGCTGGATATTTTGTCCTGTCCATCGGCATCGCTTCACCTCAATAGCTTCGAGAGTCTGGACAACTAAGGATTAAAGTGTTCACCTGCTT